CTCATAAAATCTTCAATTGTATTTGCTTGAATAGCATCTAATTCTTTTCTTTTATCTAATTGTTCTGATAAAAAAATCATTGCTTTCATTACTTCAGTATCTCTACTAATTTCACTACCGTTAGGTAATATGGCATCTTTATATGGGTATGGTGCAAATCTAATTCTTCCTACTTGACCTTTATAACGCGGTCCACTTGGATTATTTGCATCTTCTAAAAAACCTTGAAACTCCCCTTCCATAGGTTCTGATTCTACATGTAACATAATATTAAATGCATCAGCTGCATATGGTGTTACGTCAAATGTAATAGAATTAATTTTTACTACATTGTTTCCTGGTCCAATTACTGGTTTTTCTTTGCCGCTTCCCGCAGACATTCCGCTTGTGTTTAACATAATTTAATTTATTATTAGTTTATTAATTATTCTTCATATTTTTTCATACAGTCTTTTACATACTGCAGGTTGTTTGGGATGAAGAAATCTTCAAACATACCTTGTGGTGATTTACATGTGTTCTCACCATTGTTTTGAGTTTCAAAACCATAACTAAGTTCACCATCATCATTTTTATTTACTTTTCCAAATAATACTATTGAAAATAAGCCTTCCAAAGTTAAAGTATTGTCTATCATTTTACCAATAGTTTTTGCTTTTACTTTTCTATTTCCATTTAAATCAGTTGATTCTTCAGAATGTGTTAAGAAAATTACAGTCAAATCATCTCTTAAATCTTTAGGTAATTTAGCTACCATAGCAAGATTAGATGCAATTTGTGTAAATTTATCATATCCTTTTTCATGTGCTCTATCAAAATATTCAAAAGAACTCATGTATTGCCAATCATCCACTATAATAGTTTTAATATGACCCAATTTGTCATTAACATGATTCATAGCTTTAACAATACCTTGTGCGGTTGATGTAATTGTTAAATTACCTTTTGGATTTTCTTTATTTATCTGTGTATATGAACTTTTCCAACCTTTAAATGGCAAAGGTTTATTTGCTATGTTTATAATAAAAGTTTCATCTGGATTTAAATCTCTTATAGCTGTGGATTTTCCAGTTCCTGAATCTGCTATGACTAATACGCTTTGTGCCATTCTTATTTAATTAATTTAGTTATTACTTTGGTTAGTGTTATTAATGTTTGATTTATTTCTTCTAGTTTATCTACTAAACTTGAAGAAGGTGTTTCATCTGGATCTGTTAGGTTAAACAAATCAGTAGCTTTACTTACTGTTTTATTCAATGGTTCCTTTTGCATTCCTGCTGTAGATAATTTATTTTTATTTCTATTTGTAACATCATTAATAACTTTTAATTCACTTACTGGTATTAAATGTCTTTGAAATCCAGAATTACTTGTTATTAATTCATACTCACTTTTCCAATGAGGATTATATTTTATTAAATACAAAGTTCTTTTTGGATCTTCACTTTCATAATCTATGCTAACAAATTCTGTATAAATATCTTGGTCTTTTTCTAATTCACTAGGAAAAAATGATACATGGAGTTCATCTTTACCGGATGGTCTATAAGCCATCTTAGGTATATATAGTACATTAGTTTTATCTTCTGTTTGAAAATAAAATTCATGTTCTTTTTTTAAATTACTAATTCTTTGTTTTCTTTCTGTTGGTGTTATTGCCATTTCTAATAGTTATTAATTATCTTCTTTGCTGTTGATCTGGTGTTTTCATTTCTTCTATTTGCATTTGCTCAAACTTAGCTTTAAAGAAACTCATTCTAGCATCACCGTTTCTAGCTTTTAAGAAATGTAATACTAATGTTCTATCATTTTCTATAATATACCTATCAGGACCATAAAATTTAATTTTTTGTTTAGCTGGTCTGTTAATACCTATAAGCATATCTGCATGTTGCAGCATTGCATCTGAGCCAAATATATCTGATTCAAGTATATAGTTACCATACTTACCATCTATAGCTCTATCCGGGTTATCTATATTTCTATTAAGCTGTGATAATGCTATAAACAAAACTGGATAATCTCTTTTACACTGTGTAAGAACTCACCTAATTCAAACATCATATCTAATGTATTATTTTGATATGGAGCTCTTTTAACAAGCATTGTATGATCTAAAGTTACTATAGTTTTTTTACCTTTATGTAAATTCATATACATGTCTATTTGTTCACGCATTTGATTAACAGTTAAAGGTGTACTAATTATATCTACAGGATTTTTTACTCTTTCTTTAGCATATAATAAACATTTGTTTAATATTTCAGGTTGTAATACACTACCTGCACTACACAATTCTTTATATGTTTTACCTGTCATAGAACTAAACTCTCTAATTGCTGAGGTTCTACCCACCATTTCAAATTGAAATTCTAATACTCTAAAGTCATCATGTGGATTAAGTGCAAATGATTCTCTTATAATTTGATCTTTTATTAATGTTTTACCTGATCCAGGTCTACCACCAATTACAGTAAGAGTATTCCATTCTAAACCATCAGTAGCAGCGTCATTAAATTTTGGCCAAGGTGTATAAATTGATTTTTCTTCACCTTTTGATCTTGCATTCATATATTTTAATGCTTCACTAAATGCAGCATGTTGTCCTACCCACGATTTATCAGTTTTACCCATTGTCTATTATATATATTATGCTTTCTACATTATCAATACTTGCTTCACATGATTTCTTATCAGGCACCCATGTACCATCTCTTAGCATTTGAAAATCTTCAAGCACAAGATTTAATTTATTTAATACTTCTGTTACTTCTTTTGCTGTCATACTACTTTTTCTTTAAATGTTTGTTCTTCTGTATCAATACCATCTCTAATCATATCACAGTAATCAGCTAAAGTAGAATGTTTAACTCTATGCTTATCTTGTTTAGATATAAAGTATTGACTAGTCTGCATATACATATACTCTGCATCTCTATATTCATTAACATACATCTTAGTAGCATTCATGACATGTTCCCACTCATACTCATATGTTTCAAAAAACCATCTAAATGATTCTGATAACATTTTTACATTTACTCTAGCAGGTTTACCACTAGGCAATCTTTGATTAGGAAATATTTCCCTAAAAGTGTTTATTTTAGTTGCAAAATCTTTACCCATTAACTGTATATCCGTTTTCTTCTTAGCTTTTATAAAGTAATTATCTAATCTAGACATAATCCCTTTAGCTTTTACAGTTAATTTATATTTACTATTTTCAATTACTAAAAACCCATTAGATACTAAAATGTCTTTATCTAGTTTACTAGTGTTTGGCAATGATACGCCTTGCTTCATCCCAAACAGTATAAGGCTTTGGTTCGGGCTTAACTTTAACTTTAAAATCTTCTGATATAGTTCCCACATAGTTATCTACTTTTTTTTGTAATTGATTTAATATTATAATAAAATTAATATTATTAGTTTCTATTGCATCTTTAACAGTTTTACAAGAATGCATGACTGTAGCATGATTTCTATTAATAGCTTTGCCAATTGCTGTATAAGAATAACCATCAGTATATGCTAAAAAGCTCATTGCTTGAATATATTGAACAAAATCACGTTCTTTTGATCTAGTTTTAAAAGTATATTTACTATATTTAGGATGATGTTCATCTATACATTCTTTAGTAAATTTTTTATATTTGTTTAATGTAATAGTATTATCAGGTCCTAATGATGATATAATATACAATTCAACTCCGTGATCTAATTCAAACTTTCTTTTAAAATTTTTTATTTCTGATTTTTGTATAAGGTTTTGATCTTCAGTCATTTATTTAAATTTAGAGGGGTACAAATATACCCATTATTACCAGTTTATACAAGACTTTTTTTGTTTTTTTAATTCTTTATTAATTCTTTCAAATATTTTATCTGATATCCACTTACCACCTTTATATTGTGCTGCAGCAGGATGAACACATTTTAATATTTTCTGTCTAGGTAATAACAATTGCCAACTTTCTGCTTTCCTACCCATTAATACAAAAACAATGTCTTTATCTAGCTTATTTATTTCAGTAAATATATGTTGAGTAAAAGGTTTCCATAAGCTTTGATGTGATCCTAGTTTATCTATCTCAGTTGTAAGAGCTGTATTAAGCAAAAGCACACCTTGATGAGCCCAACGTCTTAAATCACATTCTTCTTCAGTATAATAAACTCTCCCAGTAACTGTCCAATCACCAATTGTTTCTTTAAGCATAAGTTTAAGATAATTTTCAGCTACGTACAATCCTGAACAACTAAATGCTAATCCATCTGCAACCATATGTCCTGGATAAGGATCTTGACCAACTATAACAACTTTTAAATTATTTAAATTTGTTTCAGTAAAAGCATTAAATACATTTTTATATTTTGGTGTAAATCTTTTACCTTGTTGAACTGAACTAATTAATTTATCAGATATATTTTGATAATGTTTGCTATCTATAAATGGATTAAGAATTTTATCCCATCCGTTTTCTTTAAATTGTATTTTTAATCTTTTATTTATCTCATTTACTTCTGTTTGCATATTTTTATTATCTTTGTTATATAAATATATTTATTATGTCTGATAAAAAAGAACCTGAATTACATTCACAAGTTACGTATGACTTTACTAAAACTATAACAGGTATAGAAATTAGTCCTGCATATATCCTTGGTCTTCAAAGAATCACTAATCTAATGATTACTAATAATATGGATAGAGGTGCTGAATTACCAAGAATGTTCAAAAAATTTGAAACTATTGTTAGTGAAGCCAAATTGCCTATAGAAGATCAAACTAAGATTGAACTAGATGCATTTGAAGCTGACATATATACTTTATTTTCTTTAATTCAATTATTAAAGTATAAAGCTAAAGAACAAAACCTTGAACTGCAAACAGAAACAACTGTAACAAAAGCAGAACTAGCTGAACTTACTAAAATGATTGAGGCTGGTGTAGATGTAACAGAAAAAGTTAAAGAAATGAATGCTAAAATGACTATAGTAAGATAATTATCTTAGCTGCATTCCATTAAAGTCTCCAATTTCTATACATGCCTGTATTGCTAAATTTAACTCATCTTTATCACAGTCTGCAAAAGATTTACAATACTCTTGTTTGTTTTTTACAAAACATAATCCTGAAGCTCTTTTCACTTCAATTTTGGCTTCTGCAAAGGTATAGCCAATTTCTTGCGCTATTTCTCTAATCATTGCGTGAATTCTAGCTAACTGAGGATTACTACCTTTATCACCACTTACACCAATAAATATTTCTAATTTAGAATCATCTGGTAATTGTTCAAAAAATTTTCTATATCTAGTTCCAACAGCTTTGATAGGAAAGTATAACTCACCATTTTTAATTGATGCTTTTATATATATATTATCTTTCATATTGTTGATGCAATTGCTATAAGTATCATTCCTACTACAACAAACGTTAAAAGTAATATTTCCGCTCTATTTTGTCTTACAGGAGATCTACCTTGATTACTCCTGTATTGTCTATGTTTTTTTTTCTTAGCCATAATGATTTATTTTACTGCATCAAGCAATTGCACAAAAGAATATGTGCCATATGTTGTTGCGTCTGTATAATATTGAGATTGTCTAAACCTAATCATTTGTATAGTTTTAGATGCTAAAAGACCTTCAGATTTAATTATATAAAATGATGCTGAACCATCTGCACATTCTATATCAGAAACATCATCATCTAATTTAAGAATTGTACCATCAGTAAATTTAAATATTATATAATTACCGGCTGCACCTGAACAACCTAAATCAGTAGTAGATTTAACTTTTAGAAAGTATGTGTTACCTAATCTAGCAATAGATGCTTTGATAAGTCCAACATCACTTTTACCTATATTATAATACTTTGTAAACTTTTTTACATCTCCTGTAAAACTATCTACTTCATTTGTAGATAAGTCTTGTGCATTTAACCCAAATGTAAATGTTAACATTGCTAATAAGAATAATATTTTTTTCATAATTTGTTTGATTTTTAAATTTAATAATTTCTTTTTTAATTTCTTTCTTTCTTTACCTTTTGGCAAAGTATCAATCTTTTGTTGTAGCTTTTGTATTATTTTTTTGCTCATAACTTACGTATTTGTATATTATGTAATTCACGGTAGTCTGGATCATGTGGATCAATTTCTATTTGTGATCTTTCATCAACCCATTTACCATTTATATATTTATACATTCTATTGTTTATATATTTTATTTCACTCATGAAACTCAAGTATAATTGTTTCCAAATCAATATGCACAATATCTTGCACGTCAACTGATACTGCATTTCCAAGTCTATCTGTAAGAATTGACCAAATGTGATATATTTCTATAGAATGACCTGAACCTTGTGTTCCGGGTTCTCCATTACTATCATAAGGTTGATTTAATTCTGCTGGATAATATTTATATTCTATTTCTAATAGATTATTTTCATGTTCATATTCAAATATATTCATTATATAAATCTTAATGCATCACCTATGTAAGTAAACTCTTGAGCACATTCAGTGCATTTAGCATTACTCATATTACGCAATAGTGAAACTTGGTTACAATTAGGACAAGGTGTATCACCTTCTATTATATATTCTTCTACAGTTTGTCTAGCTAAATCTTCAATCATTAAATCATGAGATCCGTTATATGCTTCATTTTGTTGTTCTATAAACAACTCTTTCATTTTTCCCATAATTATAAAGATTTAAAATTTTCTCTTTTATGCTTCAACATCTGCCTAACAGTTAATTTGTTAAGATTTGTTTTTAAAACATATTTTCCAGCTTTGACGCCAAGTTTAAATGCTAAATAAATTGAACATATTACTGCTACCATTGCTGTAATTCCTATTAGTGTTTCCATAATTTTAATTTATTAAAGGTTTGTGATATTTAATTTTAGTCTGATCAAAGTCTTTGAGTGCATTGTTCACCCAAACTTCATCTTGAGTACCGTTATAACATAGTATATGACAAACGGCAGTTTGTGTTGGATTTAATCTTAAAAGCCTTCCTATCCTCTGTGATGACTTTCTTTCATTACCATAAGCATGCATTATTATACCTTGTTCTAAATTTGGTATAGTAACACCTTCTGATAATTGCAATACACATGATAATCTATCTATTCTACCGTCAGAAAACAATTCTAAATTTTCTTCTGATTTATTATTACCTGAATGGTAACTGTGTTTGCATAATTTATCAGCTTGCTTTTGAGTATTTGCAAATATTATACACTTAGTGTTTAGTTTATTTGCTAATGACTTAACATATAATTCTTTAGTATTATATTGCATTAAAGCTCTCATTCTCATAATGGCTGCAAATTGTTTTTGCTTACCTGGATTAGCTTGAGCAACTCTATTACTTACATAATGATAATCTTTAAATTCACTAGTAAACCACTGACCTCCATCTTTTTTACTTTTTTTTAAAGAAGAAGTCTTAGATAATTCTAGTTGGTGAACTATAATTTTATAATTATTTAATATATTAGAGTCAGTAGCTTGATCAACGGTGAATTTATATTTAATAGGACAATACTTTGAAACCATAATGCCTTTTTCAGAATCAGAATGCTTAGGTGGTGTACCAGTTAAACCTAATATCTTACCTTTAAATTGAGATAAAAATATTTCATGATTATATAACAAAGAATGACATTCATCTAAATAAACTATATCATAGTCATTTGGGTTATGTTTCTTTAAAGATATGTACGTAGTAAACGTTATATGTTTAGATAAATTTCCTAAGTTTAACTTATTTAATTCTGTAAACCAAGATCCAGCTATTGCATGTGTTGGTACAACAACTAAAACTTCTATTAATGGGTTATAGCAATATTGTAAATGTTGTATTGCTATTCTAGTTTTACCTACACCCATAGATATAGCCAAACCACATCTTTTATTAGCTTTTGCAGTTTCTAAAGCTTCTAATTGTACATTGGTCCTATTTATTTTTTTTTCTTGCATAATTAAATTCTTTTTTCTGAGTAGCCAAGTTCTATTGCTTCATTAGGATGTTCTTCAATATAATTATGACATGGTCTACATACTGATAACCAGGTGTTTACAACTAAATGATATTTTCCACGGCCTTTTTTATGATGAACATCAGTAGAAGCTCCATTACAGCAATGCAATGCGGCTTCACATGTTGGTTTTTCTTCCATAAATTTACGCCTTAACTTTGAATATGCTAAATCTAATACTTGCATTTTTTTAGATTTAGGATTAATTCTTTTTCTAGCTAATGGTTTTATAGTTTTTTTCCCTTTATACCAGCAACTTTTGCAATACTTGCTGCCTTTATCATTTTTCCAAATGAACTGCTCAGTATTGCAATTGTTACATAGTTTTCTTTTTTGTTCAATCATGCTAATTAAGCTTGTTGATTATTATCAGGTTTTAAAGTTAAATAATTCTTTGGTAATAAACCTTTAGACATAAAATATAAGATAACATCTTCATATTCTATGTTTAACTGTTTAAAAGATAAAGTATTATGATAATCTTCTAATATTTCATCACAAGGAATTGATACAATATACTTTACTGATGAACCAGTAAAAGTTTTTTTAAAAAGTCTATTAACTCTTTTGCTACATATTGTTTGTTTCCAAGCATTGATTTCTTTTTGAGATCTTTTCCAAACCTTAGTTATTCTTCTTTTCTTATCCCAATGTAATTTTGTAATTTCTTCTTTGGTATATACATTAAGTCCATGCAACACTCTTTTAAATAAAAAATGTTGATATGGGTTTAATCTTTTATATTCAAATGAATTAATTAAAGATTCAGGATGTGTCTGATATTCTTCTAGTATACCATAGTATTGGTAACGTTGAAGTTGATAAGATAATAAAGATTTACTTTGTTCTTCTTGAAGTTTTGTTATTTGTTCTGGAGATAGCATATGGCATGTGGTTTTTGTGTTTTAAAAATGAATTATTATAAAATGAGAGAGGCTATTGTATTAACCCAACAATATTTAATTTCCTATTAGGAAAACCTCACGCATTTCTTAGAAAGCTATTTACAGTTCAAAAGTTTCTTCTACAAGAACTTCGTCTTCTGTTTCTTCTGTTTCTTCTTCTTCAACTTCTTCTACCTCATCTGCAACTTCTTCAGTTGTATCTGTTGTATCTTCATCTTTTGGGTCTTCAAATCCAAATGCTTCTGCTGCTGAAGTATTATTATCAGCTACAGTTGTTTTTTCTAAAATATTTGCATCTTTAATAGCTTGACCATTATTATGAGCAATTAATACATCTTCTGCAGTTGTATCTGCAACAAAAAATGTTTTCCTATAAATAGGTTGTCCATCAACACAGCATATAATACCAGTTTCACCTGCTTTTTTATAATCTCTGTCTGGATCAGTTTTGCTAAATGGTTCTAATTGTTCTTTAATAACAATTTTACCAGGTAATGAATTCATAGATTCTAAACCTAATTCTTGTAAGTCTTCTAGCTTACCATGTAATAAGGTACTAATGTTAGATTTTTTAACCCAACCACCGTTACCAAAAGTAACTCTAGTTTGTTGTAGTCTAACGTGACCAAATTCTGAATTTGTACTTGATTGGCGGACAACATTTCCCATGTCATCTGCAAGGATGTTTACTTTACTTTGCATAATAAATTGTTTTTGTAATTAATAAATGATTGGACTGTCTATAGATTAGACATCATCCGAGTGGAAATACGGGTCTTCTAATTTTTCAAAAGAATCAATATCATATAGATCTGGTTCATGCTCCATAATTGCTTCTGCAATTTCTGGATCAATTTTACCATCTGCTATGTGATTTGAAAACTTATTGTAAAAAGGATCACCCACTTCTTTGGTATATGCTGTACTTAAACCGTTCAGCTCTTTAATTTCAACTTCTGACAATGATAGATACTGTTCAAGAGAACATTCTACTACTCTACCATTGGGTAATTGTATAATCATTTTATTATTTATGCTAGTAACTCTAACAAAAATAACTATTTTTATATATGTAAATGATTAATATGAAACAGATTTATCTAATTTTAAAATATAATAGACATATATATAGCTAACAAGTCTATTTTATTTTTAAATTTCTACCTGTTCTTACTACAATTTTCTTATTTTTTAACTCTTTTATCAATCTTTTGATAGTTCTTTCACTAACATTTAAGTCATTGGACAGTGTTGATATAGAGGGAAAACAAGTTCTTTGTTTATTTGCATAACATGCTAATGCAGCATATAATGCTTTTGATTGTAATGTAATATCAGGATCTAAGATAACATCACATGATACTATTCCAAACCTATATGTCTTTTTTATAGTTGACATGGTCTTTCATAAGCATCAATAGTGCTACATTAGGATCCGTTTCTTTTTCTAATGCATCATTATCTAAAGAATGTATTATATTCATTTGTTTACCAAATGATTGTATTTTAGCTCCAGGTACTTTTTCTACAGATTTTTTTAAAGCAAGCCAGTTCTTGTAATCTTCTTGGATTACTTTCATTTCAATTTTAGGCATAATATTATATGTTTAAAGTATTATCTATTTCTTGTTTTACTTCTTTACTAAAGAAATCTAAATATTCTTTGCTGTTAAAATCAGGTAAATCTTTTGGATCTATTTTAATTAGACTAACAGTCTTCAAAGAATCTTCATACATTGTAACTTTATCATTTTTCCATATGTACATTTCTACATTCATTGTTGGATAATAAGGATTAAACGATTCATTATTCCATGAACCATCCGCTTTTATAACACCATATACATAGCCATCATCAGACATTAACCTTTTATCTTTCATAATATCTTTATCATATATTGATGAATAAGTATTAGGTTTAAACTTTATTGTATCACCAATACAAAACGGTATTTTTTCTTTTCTTGCCAATACTAATGTAACTAATACACTTACATTGTCCTCTGATAGAGATGTAAGCATGTCTCCTATGTGTTCTATATTATCATGATTACCAACATACTTTGGATTAATAACACTTGTTAAAAGGTCTCTAATTGATTCTTCTTGTATTGTATAAGCTTTATTCATGTTTAAATGTTTTTATCCAAGATATTAGTAAATGCTTTGATGTTTTTTTATCTAATTGAAATTCTTCTTCTATGTATGAAGATGCTCCCATCATATTTATTACTCCACTATCCCTTAGTCTTTCTAAATAACTAAAGACATTTGTTTTTAAATTGTTTGCTATTTCCATTTGTTATTTTTTTAAAACAAAACAGAATGGCTAACATTGCTAGTGTCACCCACTACATTATTGTAGGCTAGGGTCTAACCTGGTTATTTAACCATTCTTATTTTGCTTTGGTTACCACTTACTTAACCATTTCCTTAGCCTTAATACCTAGTGTTATTATAGATATAATATTACTGGTGTTGTTAGGGTGTCACTGATGGCCCTTTTTTTTTCTAAATTAAGGTTTCTTATAAATCTCTATTGTTACAAAAGGTAATAGAATAACAAGACATTTTTCTACATAGCCTATTGCGAAACCACAAATTGGTGCTACTTGTATTTTAAATGCTAATCTACGCATGTTACGTAGTTCTAATTCATTATTATAAAACGATGCTGCAATAAATGTAGATAGTATTGTTAGCATAATCATCATAGCATTTACATACCATGGTGTTTCAAGCCATAATATCATATATGCAGTGGCTGATATAATACCTATTGGTAGTAATATAATATACACTAGATTAAAAATATTCTTTAATAAATTTTTCATTGGTCTAATTTTAAGTGAGTGGTTTAATTATAACTAGCAACATACGATAAGTACGTATCTACTTTATCTCTATGTTGTATGTCTATGATGTCATGCTCATAAGCTAGATACTTAAGATCTTCATCACGTAATAGTTTATCATCTCTATCTTCATTAGACGGTATTTTTACATCTTTTTCTTTGATACGATAAATTTTATGACCTGTGCTAAATGTTAGCTTGTCATCTTCATTGTCCAATATAACTCCTATCATGGATTTATACTGTACAATGGATTCTGGTTTAAGGATAATTAGTTTTTGCATTTTGTTTTTTGTTATTCATATTGGTTAATTAGATCATCTGCTTTAGATTGATCCGATTCATTTTCCATGTCTTTAAGCATTTCACCTGTTGGATCCCAAGGATATGTTTCAGATAAAACATTTAATAAATATTGAGTTATTTGTTGTTCAATATATTCAAGTTTCTTTGCATCCTTACTATACATAACTATAGCACAAACTACAAATCCACATTCAAGTTGATCATTAACTATTTCTTTACTTACATGTGAATCAATTCCTTGGTACTCATGTAATGAATAAAGCAAATCATCCCATTCTGTATCATACTCTGTATGGTCATGTGTTATGGTACTATAATCCAGCATTTCTTTTGCAGTGTATAGTGTGATGGTAATTGTTTTATGATATTTAGCTGTGCGAGTTATTCTAAGTTTCATAAGTATGTTATATAGTTAAGAGTTGTTTATTGTTTTATCAATAGCAATAGTAACTGTTCCATAATACTTATTACTCTTCCTTGTTTTTCTTGCACCACATTGTGCTCTGCATGATGATACTAATATTACCAATGCAATTAAGTATAATAATTTTTTCATGATTTTATAGTACAATGCTCTACAGCTTTAAGTTATTTATCAATAGCATGTGCTATCAATGTTATTATTAGTACTGCAAAAAATAGTACTGGTATTACGATGTATAGTAAGTCCATAGTTTTTAAGTTAGTTTTTAATATTCCGGATGATCTTATACAATTCCTATAGAGAGAGAGACAACAAAGTATTATGTTATTGTTGCTAGTATATCACTTAAGTTAGCTATATATAAATATAAAGCTGATCATAATTATATTGATTGTAATAACCAATGATATGTGGTGTATGAGATGTCCTATTCATAATGCATGACACAAATGAATATAAATTGTTTTTTTATAACAACAATAGGGATAATAAGTAACTATCCCTATTGTTTTGCAGATTACTCTGCTTCAACCCACATTAGTGTGGTTGGTTCTTTAGTATTCATGTCCATTACGGCATTAGTACTTAATCTGAAGCCTGGCATTGCATCTCCAACATTAAGTGTCTTCTGTAATTCCTTAATTGTTGCATGATCTGCATTCATTGTTTGACCTGTTTTAGGATCATTCAAGCTTAGCACTCCAAATGTTACATTGGTTTGGCTTCTGGTTGCTACTGGAATACCTGCTATTGTAGCTTGTTTCTTTTCTATGGGTGTATCAGTACATATAAGTGTTGCTGTATTGGTTCCCTTATTAATATTTACTTTTCTAAAATATACCATTTGTTTATTGGTTTTATTTATTAATGCAATAGTGCAAATATTAGCTGGGGAGCAGAGAGAGCGACCGAAGGGAGCAGCTGAAAGAGCAGAGAGATAAGAACTAGAACTATTTTCTTTGGATGTTTCCACTTCCCTGTTTCCAAAGTGCTTTAACAAATAGGGATTATCAAGTAACAATACAAAGGGTGTGCTATCAACTACACCCTTTGTGTTACTATTTATTATTGACCATTATCTGGCCATGGAAATTCACCTACATTCATACTATTTATCATATCTTCTCCATATGTTTCACCATTAGCAAGGTCATCAAAATACACTACGTCTTTGCTAGCATTTCTAGCTTTTTCAAGATAGTATTCATCTCCACTCTTCATGTACTGGCTATACCAATATGCACAATAGTGATTGAGTCTCCTAGTATCTTCACTAAGGTCAGTAGTATTGACACTCTTATCTAATAAAAGTGTCAATAATTTAATTTCATAGTTCATAATCTTTTAGTTAAAGGTTAATATCAATAATTAATTAAGGAGGAGAGCTGTTACACCCTCCTCCATTAGACTATTATACAGCCTCAATCCATCTCAGAGTTGTTGGCTCATTGGTCTTCATGTCCATCACAAAGTTATCAGTCATTTGGAAATCCGGCATCTCATCACCCACATTCACATTCTTTTGAATATGCTTGATGATTTCGCTATCAGCGTCACAGGTCTTGCCTGTTGTTGGATTCATTAGACTTAATACCCCAAAGGTGATATTACTATTGTCACGTGTTGCCACTTCAACTCCAGCAATCATTGCCTTCTTGTTACCTAGTGGTGCAGAGGATGCAATCACGGTTGCCGTGTTGGTTCCTTTGTTGATGTTCACTTTTCTAAAAAATACACTCATAATACAATATAAATTAAGTTAAGAGGATTACTTACGGGGGGTTACCCTGCCTCAAAAATTAGCTGGGGAGAAATTCAATAGGACCTCTCACCTATGCAATACACACTATTTTTTTGGTAGGAAAAATTTTTTTTTCATTTACCATTGTTTAAACGTATGTTACTTTTTTCTTTTAAATAATTAATAAATTTTGTATATTGAAGTATACGGTTAATTTAGTTAGATTAATAAAAATAAAATTGTATGTCTGAAGAAAACAAAAGTAATGAAGAGTATGATCCTTTGGAAGAAATAAAAAAATTAAGATTACAAGAGCAATTAGTTGCAAATGCTTTTAATAATTCATATAGGATTTTAAACAATGAAATTACGTTTGATGAAATGTTAGATGACAGTTTTACAAAAGACTTAGATGCTGTGTTAGCTTTTGATCCTGAATTAGGCCCGGCATTAATTGAATTAGAGGGCATGATTGAATTTTATATTTTAGAAGAAGATTATGAGAAGTGTATTAATCTTCGTAATATAATGCATAACAAATATCCAGAAAGTATTAATTTAGATATAGAAGATTAGTTATGGCAAGTAAAGTAAGTTGGAAGTGGAAAGGGAAAACATATAGCGGAACATTGATCCCTAGTAAAGAAACTAAAACTCATAGATACGCAAAAACAACAAACGGAAAAATAAAATCTTTACCAAAAAAGAAAAAATAAAATGGAACAAGTATTTGAATTAATTGAGGGATATGGTTTATCTGTTGTTTTATTAATGGGTGCTTTATATGTTTTATATCAATTTGCGTTTTTTAGTATAAAAGAGGTAAAGGTTGGCTTTGAAAAGAGGCACGAAGATTTAAGAAAGCAA